GAATTGAGGCAGAAGGCTTGACTATTAACGTCGACATTGATAGCTCTCGACTGCGGCTTGAAGGCGGTTTGACTGTGCAGCATGAGTTTACATCTGATCCACTTTCAATCAAAGGCAAGCTTTATTTAGAGCCAGACGAACAAGAAGGTTTCAGTGTCAAACTTTGAAAATAAGACAATGACTGACAGCACAGCACTCACCACCACCCAGCCCAGCGGCTCAGTGTTCTCCGGCATCCAAGCCTTCGAAGACGCTCAGCGAATAGCGAAGGCTTTGGCCAGCAGCACGCTGATCCCGCCTCAGTTTCAAGGGCAGCAGGGCTTCGCCAACTGCTTGGTGGCGCTTGAGATCGCGGGCCGGATGGGCATCAGCCCATTTCTGGCGATGCAGCATCTGCACGTGATCCACGGGCGCCCCAGCTGGAGCAGCAGCTTCATCATTGCAATGGTGAACGGCTGCGGCCGGTTCAGCCCATTGCGGTTTGAGCTTAGCGGCAGCGGTGACAGCCTCGCCTGCTATGCGGTCGCCAAGGATCTTGCTAGCGGCCAGGAACTGAATGGCCCCACCATCACGATGGCGATGGCCAAAAAAGAAGGATGGGCCACGAAACAGGGATCAAAGTGGCTGACCATGCCCGAGCTGATGATCCGCTATCGCGCCGCGGCCTTCTGGGGTCGGCTGTACGCCAGTGACATGCTGCTCGGTATGCAGAGCCAGGAAGAAGTGGTCGACGTGGAGCCCGTCACCGTGACCGAAACCAGCGTAGCGGATCTGAATGCTGCCATCGCGCAGCCGGCTCCCGTTGCAGCACCAGTGGAGGCGGATCAGGATGAATTGTTCTGACTACATCACCGCTAGGCAGCTTGCGGAGCGATGGGGCGTGCATCGCGCCACATTGCTGAGATGGCGCCAATCAAACATTGGGCCGGCCTTTCACAAAGCGCCCGGCGTCGTGCTCTATCCCCTGGCCGAGGTGGAGCGCTACGAACAGGCCAACCCGTACCTCAAACCACAAAGCAAATGAGCTTCAAGCTGAACCTGTCGATCTTCAAGTCCACCAAGCCCGAGAGCAAGGTGGACTTCAGCGGAATGATGAACGTGAAGGTCGAGGAGCTCGACGCCTTCTGTGCGTTCGTGATGAGCCAGACGCCGGATCAGTACGGCAGCGTGCAGGTGCCGATCAGCGGCTGGAAGAAGACCAGCCAGAAAGGTCTGGCGTATGTGAGTGCTGTTGCCCAGCCGCCACGTGACTGGGTGCCGCCTGTGACTGCGCAGGCTGCTGCCCAGAGCCTGGCTCAGGCGACTGATGGCGTGGTCACCGAGGTGATCGAGGCTGATCTGTTTTGTGCCCGCGTCTTTGCTTTCGAGCAGGACGTGGGCTTGTTTTTCGATCTCGAATTGCTGCTCGGTGGATAGTTCCACCGCCATCCACTCACCGAAGTTCACTGTGCCATGATGACGGGGTACAGGTTCAGGATACCTATGGAGTGCCCCCGCTGCAGCAGCAGTGAAATCAGAGCGATCGCAACGAACGGTAAGCAACCTGACAAGGTGACCCGCCAGCGGAGGTGCGTGCAGTGCCGGCATACCTGGTACACGGTGGAACTGCCGGTGAGCTTGGTGGCGGTCGGTTGGGCGCGGACGCCTGACACGGGTAAAAGCGTGCCCGTTCTACGGGTGCCTGTGCAGCTGGCGGTCGGCACCGATGCAGTGTGAAGAACTGTCACAGCAGCTCGCAGGGTGACCCGTGGGCGGTGCATACTTAGGGGACCGGAGGCGATCGGTCCTCCACTCGGCAGCCCAGAGGCTGCGCTGAACATGGAAGCTCTCCTGAACGAGCTGGTTGAGCTGAACGATCAGGCCGAAGCCCTGATGGAGCCCGAGCAGTTTGATCAGTGGTGGGCGATCACTCAGCGCCGCCAGGAGATCATCCGGCTGCTCGATGCCTGAGCCCTTCGGGGCTCTCCCCACACCCACACCGCACCATGCTCACCGCCACTCTGCTGGTGATCTGGAAGCTGCTTCTGCCGCTGCTGCTGGTGGTCGCCGTGATCGACTGGCTCACCGCCTCTGACGATCGCCGCATCCGCGTCCTCAGCCGCACCGGCCTCAGCCAGCGACAGATCGCTGCCCGCCTCAACCTCACCCGCTACCGCGTCCGTCGGGCGCTTGCATCATGATCAACCGCATCAACAACGCCATCTGCCTGCTGATCGCCGCGGCCGTGTTCGCCATGATTGGCATCGATTCCGGCGCACATCACAGCCCCACCCACTCCGGCACGCAGCAGGTGGTGCGCAAGTGACCCCACGCCGCTACTACTTCCAGATCAAGGCCGCGAACGTGCTCGAGTGCATCACGGCCACCAGCCTCACCGAGGCCAAGCTGATCGCTGCCGACACTTGGCTCGAGTGGTGGTCGCAGATCGAATGGATCAACGCAGAGGAGTCCCATGCCTGAGATCACCGGCGCCATGCTGCCGTGGCAGTGGCGCGAAGAATCGACCAGCCAGCACGGTGACGGCATCAGCCGGCCGCGGCCCAAGACTCGCACCAAGGAGTTTCGGCTGATCATCTACCCGCAGGGTGCCCGGCCGATGACGTGGATCACGCGCGCCGAATCAAAGAAGCACGCGATCCGCTACGCACAAGCCCGCTGGCCGGGCGCAACCGTGGAGGTGGCGTGATGACTAAGCACCCGATCACCATGCCGCCTGAGCTGGTGCGGGACTGGGCGCAAAAGGCTCAACTCCTGTCAGGCGACGATCCCGTGTCCTTTGCCGAACTGCTATGCAACAAGGCTGCCCGCTGGGGCGCTGATCAGGAGCTGGAGGCGTGCTGTGAGTGGTTGAAAGGTCATTGGCTAGATGCCGATCTCCGCGCCGACCGCCGCGCACTGGAGGCGCTGCCCGATGTCTGACATTCGCCACCGCATCGAGCAGCTGCTAAGCGACACCAGTGCCTTCACGGCTGGTCAAACTGAGGAGCGCCAGCGGATCCGCCAGCTGATCGACATCAGAATCGACCAGCTGTGCGGCACCGTTGGGATCCGCAACCGCCAGCAGCTCTGCGCCGAGCTGCTCCGCATCCGCCAACACCTCGAACCATGATTGAATCCGTCAAGCTCGACCAGATGCGCGTTGACATGATGGACGCGCTCTACGCCCGCAGCGGCCGCACCAACGGGCTCTACACCGGCCTGTGGGAGGAGTTCTGCCGCGACCTGGCGGCCAACTTCCGCGACACGCCATACCCTGAGCTGCTCGCCCGTGTGGTGCGCGCCATGGATGCCACCGAGTCGGTGATGACGCAGAAGCAGGCGCAGCAGGCGATCGAGGTCTGCCGCCAGCAGCTGCTGGGGGATAAGTGGCGATGAGCCGGCCGTTCAAGCGCGGTGAGGAGAACTTCGCCGTGATCCTGAGCGAGGAGCTGGTGCGCGAGCTGCGCCAGCTTCGCGCTGCCGGGCTCAGTTATCAGCAGTTGGCCGATCGGTATGAGATCGACAAGAAGCACGCATGGCGCATTTGCAAGGGCATCGCATGGGGGTGGCTCCAATGAATGACCAGATCAACCCAGACCACTACAAGCAGGGCGGCATCGAGTGCATCGACGCCATCGAGGCTGCGCTGACCCCTGAAGAGTTCCGGGGGTACTGCAAGGGGGACATCATCAAATACACCTGGCGCGAGCGCCACAAGGGTGAGGCGGTGTCGCTGGCCAAGGCGCAGTGGTATCTCCGGCGACTGCTCGGCAAACTAGAGCAATGATGCACCTGCCGGGGCTGAACCTGATCGAGCGCGCCGCGCTGTGGGTGCTGGTGCGCAGCCCGCGCACCACGCTGGTGGTGGTAAAGGAGCGGCTGTGGCCGAGCGTGTTCGTGGCGGCCGACCCATCAGATGATGTGGCCTGCTATGTCACCAACGGCCAGGAGGAGCCGCTCTCCATGCAGCTAGAGCGGATCTTCCATCAGCCTGCCTACGGCGAAGACCAGTGATCAGACTGCACGCCGGCCGACTGCTGCTGGTGTGCAGCCGATCCGATCGCAACTGGCACGCACGGGTGATCCTTGGACCGAAGCCCCAGCACCAGCTGGAGGCTGACACCGGCACCATGCACCTGCAGGAGGCGTTCCTGCGCGCGCAGAAGATCTATGAGGCGGCGCTGCTGCAGCTGCGGCCCAATGGCGGCCAGCGGATGTGCTGGGACTGTTTGCACTGGGACACGCAGCGGCATCGCTGTGAGATGGGGTTGCCAGAATCGAAACAGAGCGGCGGCCGTTATGCGGCCAGGTGCGAGATCTATGAACCAGCCGAAGGTGATTAGCCGCACCGATCGCGGTGGCGGATGGATCGAGACGCTGGAGCCTGATGGTGGCGGTGAGCTGTACTACCGCAGCTGCGTCGGTGGCATCTGCCGGTATTCGAGCGACCTGTGGCAGGCCGAGCTGTACCTCGACCACCTGCTGGCGCGCTGATGCTCCGCGACGTGCTGATCTTGATCGTGGAGTATTGGGCGACGTGCCTGATCGCGCTGTGGGTGTGCAGCCGGATCCTGCCGTGATGGGTTTGGCCGGTGGCTGGTCCTCACGCGGTGCCAGCCTGTTGCCCGCAGCCGGCCGCTACGGGACCGCCTAGATCCTCAGAAAAGGTCTAGGGCGACAGATTAGCCCTCACCTGCCACCCAGCGCGCGATTGCCCACTCGCCCAGTGGTGTCCAGAAGTGCTGGGCTCTGTACCAGGCGATCCAGTCCTTGTGGCCTTTCTGGCTGTTGCACATCAGGCAGCAGCTCACCAGGTTCTCGCGCACGGTCAGGCCGCCGTGGACCTTGGGCACAACGTGGTCGAGGGTTGGGCTGCGGCCTAGCGGATCGTTGCAGTAGGCGCAGCGGTAGTTCCAAGCGAGGTGGATCTGATCGCGCGCGCTGCGGCGGGTGACCAGGCGCGTCTCATCAATGTGGTGCTGGTCCAAGGTCCGGCGGCAGGGGTACGCAGTTCACCTCGATGTCGATGATGTCCTCATCGGATGGGATGAACTCGGCCAGCTGGGAATAGATGTCCGCTGGCAGGTCGTCGGGTTCGGTGCTTGACCGGATGATGAGCTTGGCGGAGATCTCAACAAAGAACGCCCGCATGGGCTGGCCGCCGCTGCGGTAACGGTAGCGAGCAGAACCGAATCGGGCCTGTGACGGATTGTGAACAGGCCGGCACTGATCCGCAGAGTGCACCGTCTGCGGGGTATAGTTAGTTCATCAACGCAGCCGACCGATGACCACTGCCACCCGCCACCCTTCCATCGTCAAAGCCCTGAACCTTGCACTTGCCGAAACCGGCTGTACCAAGGAACAGGCCGTTTCGATGGTGATTTCCGCCCTGGTTGACGCCGGCATCCCAATCCAGCAAGCCATGGATTCGGTTCTTGGTCCTGGCACCTATCAAGAGATTGCCGACGCCACTTGGGAAGCCCTTCAGCCCGCTTGACCCTTGCGCTGCCTTTAATAAGAGCCGGCCTGTCCGTCTTGTTAAAAGCAGCCAAACACAACCTCCACCCATGACCTACATCCTCCGCATCGGCCCGTGGCACGTCGGGCCGTTTGACACCCACCAAGGCGCGCAGCACTGGGCCGAGCGCCACGGCTGCGACGATTACACGATGATCCCGCTCGATGATCCCTGCGAGGCGCCGATCAGGATCCACCGGATGCGCATGGCGCAGCTGAAGCATCCGATGGCCAAATAAAAGCCCCAGCTGCGCAGGCCGGGGCTCTGTCCCACAGGATCGTTCTCCGGGCTCAGACTAGCCCTTGCTTGCTGTCACTGCTAGGTCGCCGTTGTACCTGCCGGTCACCGCATAACTGCGGCCGGGAATGCCTTCCATTTTGTAGAACACCATCTGGCCGATCTTCATGCCGGGCCAGATCGCGACCGGGTGCATCTTGCGCGCGTTACTCAGCTCCAGCGTCAGGCGGCTGCCATGCCAACCGGGATCGCACCAGCCGGCGAGCAAGTGTTCGAGGCCCTCGCGTGCGCGGCTGGACTTCAGCACGAACTGCGCAGCGATGCAGTCGGGCAGGTTGAAGATCTCGCGTGTTTCCGCGAGGCAGAACTCACCCGGCTGCAGCCAGTAGGGGTCCTCTGCCGTGTGGCCGCTGATGCCGTGGATCTGCAGCTGCGGTGATTCAGCCACCTCGATCATGATGCGATCGCCCAGCAGCACATCAATGCTGGCCGGGTTGACCAGATCAGGGTCGAAGGGCACCATCATTGCGTGGCGCTTGCAGAGATCGTGGATCTCGTAGTCGGGAAGGGGCACGCCGCCTCAGTAGTTCCACCGCACCCTAGGTGCGCCCTGGCGGATGCCAAGGTGGACGAAGCCCTTTGGTGCGCCGTACCCGACGCTGTACGGCCAGTTTTGATCGACCCAACGCTGCACGGCCATCATGTCCACTCCGTCGATCACGAAGTCCACCGCACCCACGCCGGGCGCGTCGTAGAGGTGCTCCGAGCCGGATGCTCCACCAGCCGCGCGATTGATTACCGGTGGCCTGTAGCCGGATGTGATCACCACCGGCCGGCCA